AAACACGGGGAGGATAGTGTGGATTAAAAGAGCGAAGGGTCACAGTATCTTCATCAATGCTGATTTTCTTAACAAACTCTTCTTCGTCATCAACAATGACAACCATAAGAGTATCTGTTTCAGGGGGGTGTGTCCTTTTTAACCAGCACTAAATCGTGATCGTCTAAGACTGGCGACATACTATCCCCGTCCACTTGTAACCAGAAACAATCGTCACAGTCATATTCGGGGTCAACTTGTTCATACCCCAATGCTTCTTGCTGAGCGATGACACCTTTTCCTGCGGACGCATGACCAAAAATAGGTCGCTTGCAATTCTTTTCATAAGGTTCGGTGGTCAAACCAACAGAGGACAAGTGAAAGAGAGGGTCGTCAGTTTCACCTTTCAAATACTCAGCCGTTGTTCCAAGATTGATAGCGAGAGTTTTCAAGTCTTCATTTGAAATCATGCGGTCAGGCTTTTTATCTACATCATTCAAATAATATTTGGGGCGGTTGATAAGTTTGCAAATATAGGTGACGCTTTTCCCTTGTTGTTTAGCTAAATCTCTAATACGACTTGTGTTCATAAATACCTCCTTCAAAAAATATCCTACTTTTTTAGGATTTGCTATTGACAATCCTACAAAGGTAGGATATACTTTGGATTGTGAACAAGAGATTTTGACAACAAAAACCCGACCCCCGAAAGGTTTTCTTTTTTCGGCGGTTGCTGTGGTCAATGGTTTAATTGTTTGGCAAGTAAATTGTACCATTACGCCCACTGGTTGTCAATAAATATTGTTCTCAATTCAAAGAAAGGAGAGGTTTTGTGAAAGAGCGTGAGAAAATTCGCTATCGCCTGAGCATCAATCACCTGTCGTTTGCATGGCTGATTGATATGCTCCGAAAGCGGGGAATTGAAACGAACGGCCCTGTCCTGAGTGCAATTCTCGCAGGAACTCGTAACGGCCCTTCTGTGGACAAGATCATCGCTGAGTCTATCGACATTCTGGACTGGTACGAGCGGCAGATCGGCGGTGTGTCATGAGCGACAGTGCATTTGCCCCGGAAGTGCGAGGACAGGCCAAAGCGTTCAGCTCACTCCTTGCTCGATCTGTCCGAGAGTTTTTCAAGGATGAAACGAACCGCAAGCGGTTCGAGAGCTGGTACGAGCAGAAGTACGGAACACCGTATCAATGGAAACCTATGGTTTGGAGGAACAGATAATGAAAAAGGTATTTGGAGTATTGGCATTTCTCTCGTTTTTCTACCTGTTGGGTGTAGTTGGTGCGGTGGAGCAAGACACGATGGCTCTCGGCGCAGGCATGGTTCGTATGGGTATCGGCCTTGGCTGCTTCTGGTTGTTCTGTGAGCTGTCTGGTGCGTTTTATCCCGCCCCGCCGAGAAAAAGAAAGAGCCGCTGACGGAACTGGTACTTCCATCAACGGCAAGCGTAAAAGCTCAATCTGATTATATCAGAACCTATCATTTTGTAAAGGAGAACTTTATGAATAGCACGATTGCGAAACTCGCAGACGAGTTCGAGAAGATGGAGAAAACCATCGCTTCTCAGAAGAAGATGATCGAAACCCTTATGCCTACGGGCTATGTGGATACCGATACCGTCAAACTTCACCTTAATTCTGTGTATGGTGTCATGTTCGGCGGTCGCCCCTCCCTGAAGCGCTATAAGCTGGAAGACTGTTCTTGGGACGAGATCAATATGTATTCTTCCATCGGCCTTGCTGACAAGGTGTTCGAGGTCGGTGACACCAAGAAATTCCGTCTGGCTGATGGCTCTTACCTGACTGCCCGTATCATCGGGTTCAACCATGACTACGCTGAGGACGGCAGTCTGACCCACATCACCTTTGAAACCGTTGAAACCCTTGACGGTGACATTCCCATGAATGAGAAGTCTACCAACGAGGGCGGCTGGGACGCTTCCTACCTCCGTGCCAAGCTCAACGGCAACTTCTTCGAGAAGCAGCTTCCTGCTGATCTGAAAGCGGTCATCAAGCCCGTGGTGAAGATCACCGCAAAGAGCGGTAAGAACGAAATGCTGGTTCCTTCCGTTGACAAGCTGTTCGTTCTTTCTGAGCAGGAGGTCTTCGGTCGCAAGATTTATTCCTGCGGCGGTGAGGGTAAGTGGTACGAGTGGTACAAGCGAGAGAACACGCCCTACGGCAAGTGCAAGCAGAATGGTGAGAGGGATTGGAGATGGGAGCGGTCGCCTCGTTCCGGCAACACCTACTATTTCTGCTCTGTGAACAGTTCGGGCAACGCCAACATTTACAACGCCTACCTCAGTTATGGCGTGTCCTTCGGCTTCTGCATTTGATCGGGTATCTCGTAAATCCCGCCCCGTCAGGGGCGGTGAAAGGAGTGAAAACATGAATGTCAATCGCAAGGTTGGCACTGGCTTTGAAAGAGACTTATGCCTGAGCCTGTCGGGTTGTGGCTTTTGGGCGCACAACCTCGCTCAGAATAATCAAGGTCAGCCGTTCGATGTAATTGCGGCTCGAAACGGTGTCAGCTATCCCATTGACTGTAAGGATTGTTCCAAGAACATTTTTAAGATGGAGCGTATCGAAGAAAACCAGTTTTCCGCCATGTCTCTTTGGGAAGAAACGGGAAACGGAGAGGGGTGGTTCGCTCTCCGAATGATGAACGGAGCTGTGTACTTTCTGTCCTTCACGGTGATACGCAATCTGTTCTTAATGAAGACCGTTCTCTCTGCGTCTGAAATCAGACAGTTCGGTATCACACTCGGAGAGTGGGTGTCCCAATGCAAGTAACTGTTGGCAATCAGCTCCGAATTGAAAATCCGTCTGAGCAGTTGCTTACATGGTGCAAGAAGCAGCTTATTCTTCCCAATCCTGAGTACGCCAAGAAAGTTCGTATGCACTTTTGGGTCGGCAACACCCCTGAGAAGTTGTACCTGTTCCAATGGGACGGTGACACGCTGGTTCTCCCCTATGGTTGTCTGAATGATGTGTTGGCGATGGATGATTGTCACATGAAGGTCAATCTTCCCACACCGACCGAGGTGGACTTCGGTTGCACCATTCCGCTCTATGACTACCAAGTGGAAGCCAAGGAAGCCCTGATAACTGCCTACTACGGTATTCTTCAAGCCCCTGCGGGGTGCGGTAAGACACAGATCGGAATTGCTGTTGCGGCAGATACAGGTCGAAGGACACTCTGGCTGACCCATACACGGGATTTGCTCGTACAGAGTAAAAGCCGAGCAGAGCAATACATGAGTCCTTCTCTGACTGGCACGATCACCGAAGGTAGGGTTCAAATCGGTAAGGCAATCACCTTCGCAACGGTACAGACCATGTGCAACCTCGATCTGAACCAGTACCGTGATGTTTGGGATTGTATCATTGTGGACGAGTGCCACCGTGTAGCCGGAACCCCGACCGCTATGACGCAGTTCTCAAAGGTGCTGAACGCTCTGGCAGCTCGACACAAGTACGGGTTGTCCGCTACGGTTCATCGAGCAGACGGTATGATTGCCGCCACCTACGCTCTGCTGGGTGGGATTGCCTATCAGGTGCCGGAGGAAGCGGTGAAAGACAAGATCATGACCGTCAGTGTTCTACCCCGTGCCACACATCAAGGACTCAGCCGTGAGTTCTTGGACACGGACGGTACGATCATTTACGCTAAGTTGGTCAATTTCCTCGCTGACCGTTATCCTCGAAATAACTTGATTGTCGCTGACCTCGTAGCAAACCGAGATCACTACAATCTCATTCTCTCTGATCGGCTGACTCATTTGGAAACCTTAATGAACAGGCTTCCGCCCGACCTGAGAAAACAGGCGGTCATGATTGATGGGAAGATGACCACGAAGAAAGCCAAGGCTCTCCGAGAGCAGGCCATTGAGGAAATGCGGCAGGGACGCAAGCGGTATCTGTTCGCTACTTACTCTCTGGCAAAAGAGGGCTTGGATATTCCCCGGCTCGACCGTCTGTACCTGACTACACCGCAGAAAGACTACGCTGTAATAACTCAGAGCATTGGTCGTATCGCTCGTACCTTCGAGGGCAAGGGAGAACCCATCGCCTATGACTATGTGGACGATGGTATCCAGTACCTCGTGCGAAGCTACAAAAAGCGGTGTACCACCTACCGGAAAGCGGGGTGCAAGTTCATTGACGGAGAGAACTGATATAAAGGTTCTCGTTGCCTGCGAGGAAAGTCAAGCTGTCTGTATTGCGTTTCGGCGTTTGGGGTATGAAGCCTACTCCTGTGACATTCAGGAGTGTTCAGGTGGACACCCGGAATGGCACATTAAAGTGGACGCTCTACTGTTACTCGGACGGTATCTGGTTTTCAAAACCGAAGACGGAAAAGCTCATTATGTTGAGCGGTGGGATTTGATAATTGCTCACCCGCCTTGCACTTTCATGAGTAATGCGGGAGCGTGTCGAATGTATCCCAGTAAGGGTCAAATTGATAAAGCTCGATTTTAAAAGGCGATGGAAGCCAAAGCGTTTTTCCTTCGATTTCTAAATGCTGACTGTGATCGAGTGGCTATTGAGAACCCCCGCCCTCTCAAAATCGTTGAATTGCCAAAAGAAGATCAGCGAATACAGCCATATCAATTTGGCGACCCGTGGAGTAAACTCACCTATCTTTGGCTGAAAAATCTTCCGCTGTTGGTTTATACCAATGTTCTTACAGAATGGAAGCCCTTTGTTCCTGCCGGAACAGGCCGCAAGGCGGGGGGGGACAGCTACGGGGCGAGGATACCTCACAATTCCAAAGCCCGTTCAAAAACATTCCCCGGTATTGCGAACGCTATGGCGCAACAATGGGGTGAAGTATTAGGAGGTGATACCGCTGAACCTTGAACCATTCATTTTCGACTGCGAGGTGTTTGCCTACGATTGGCTTTTTGTCTTCAAAAACAAGGTCACGGGGGAATACACCGAGATTTGGAATGACAATGAAGCGGTCGAACAGTTTATGACCCAAGAACCCCTGTTGGCAGGGTTCAACAATAAGCACTATGACCAATTCATTCTGAAAGCGGTTCTCTCTGGCTTTACGCCGGAGGAAATCAAGGCAGTCAACGATTTTATCATCGTTGGTGGTCACGAGGGATGGGAGTACGCCCCTCTCCGTGACTGCGGGATTTTCTTCGACCAATACGATCTGATGGACGATTGCCAGATGGGTTTGTCCCTGAAAGCAATCGAAGCGCACCTCGGAATGGACATTCGTGAAACCACTGTTCCGTTCAACATCGACCGCCCTCTGACTGAGGACGAGAAGCGAGAGGTCGAGTTCTACTGCCGCCATGATGTTGACGCAACCGATAGGCTGGACGATCTTCGTCAAGGCTACCTGTCCAGTAAGCTCACGCTGGGTCGTGAAAAGGGGCTGTATCCTGCAAAAGCCCTCTACATGACTAACGCCAAGCTGACCGCTGCTTACCTTGACGCAGAGCAGAAACCGCACTATGACGAGCGGGAATACCAGTATCCGCCGAAGCTGCTTCGCCAGTACATTCCGCAGGAAGTGTTCGACTTCTTCGAACGGTTGAAGGATAAGAGTATTCCTGACGAAGTAGTGTTCAAGGAAAAGCTCGATCTGATGGTAGGTGGTTGTCCTTGCACCATCGCCTACGGCGGTATTCACGGGGCTATCCCGTGTTACCGAGAGGAAGCCACGGAAACCCGCTCTATTCGCAACAAAGATGTTGCAAGCTACTACCCGCACCAGATGACCTTGAACGGTTATTGTAGCCGAAATATTCCCTCCCCCGATGTGTATGCCGCCACCATTGAGCGGCGTGTTAAGGCAAAGAAGGCTGGTGATAAGGCTACGGCGAACGCTTTGAAGCTGGTGCTGAACACCACCTACGGCGCTATGCTGAACCGCTACAACGACCTGTATGACCCGCTCATGGGGCGCTCGGTCTGTATCTCAGGCCAGTTGCAGTTGCTCGAAATGGCGGAACATCTTGTTCAGGACTGCCCCACCTTGAAGATCATTCAGCTCAACACCGATGGTATCATGGTCAGCCTTGATGACTGCGATGTGCCGATGTATCAAGAGATCACGCAGGAGTGGCAGGACAGAACCGGCTTCGAGTTGGAGGAAGACCTTATCAAGATGATCTGTCAGAAAGATGTGAACAATTATGTCGAGGTTCCCTTCGAGGGCGACCCCAAAATCAAGGGTGGCGTTCTCGTTCGTGGGATTGCCCCGGCAGGAGCGTTCAACATCAACAACAACGCTTGTGTGGTCGCCAAGGCGGTCAAGGATTATCTGGCCTACGGTATCCCGGTCGAAGATACCATCATGAGCTGCGACCGCCTGCTGGACTTCCAGTTGGTCGCCAAGGCCGGGAGCAAGTATGGTGACGCTCTCCATGAGGTAGACGGTCAGATGGAGGTCGTGCAGAAGGTCAACCGGGTATATGCCACGGAAGACCATCGGTGCGGAACCCTCTACAAAATCCACCTTGGCACTGGCAATCCCGTCAAGATTGCTGGACTCCCCGCAAAATGTGTCGTAGACAACGACAATCACCTGACGATTGATGTGGTTGACCGTGACTGGTATATCCGGCTGGCACGGCGTTATGTTCGAGATTTCCTCGGAGAGAGGCCACCCAAGCGAAATACCCGCAGAGTCAATTCCATCAAGAAAAAATTATTAGAAATGTTGGAGGTATAAATATGGCTACTACCAAGAAAGCCGCTGAGACTGCGGCGGTGGATTATTCCACCATGAATGTGTTCAAGAAGTTGCAGCTTGCCCGTGTGCGTTTCCTCGAAGCTGGCGTGGACAAGAGCGGCAAGCACATGAAGCTCGAATATAAGTATTTCGAGCTGGCAGACATTGTTCCCAAGGCCGAGCAGATTTTCCTTGAAATCGGTCTGATGATGGTTCCGTCCATGTACGGCGACAAGGCGACCGCTCGTGTCTACAATGTCGATGACCGTGAGGACTTCATTGACTTTGTTGCACCGTACACCCCCATCGCCCCCATCGTGTCCAACGCTGGCAATCAGGTCACAAACGAAATGCAGGCGACCGGCAGCTCCATCACCTACATTCGCCGCTACCTGTGGCAGCTCGTTCTTGACATTGTGGAGCATGACAGTATCGACAGCGGCGAGTTTGACACGACTCCCGCACCCGCTCCCACCGTCACCAAGAAGCCCCCTGTAACCACTGAACAGCGTCAGGAAATCAAGAGGGAACTGACCGGCGCTCCTGCTGGTGCTGCCACTGAGGAACAGGTCGGTACGCTGAAAAGTCTGCTGAAAAAGCTCATGGATATTGATGCAGAGCAGGAACAGTTCGTGCAGACCATCGCCATGAAGACCGAGGGCTTTTCCAAGATCGAAGCCGACAAGTGTGACGCTCTGATCGAGGGCGTGAACAATATGTTGGCTGGCTACGAAATGAAAACGGCGAAGGAGGGCTAAGGCATGATTGAAATTGATTGTCGCAAGTGCGTCAATGCAGATTTGGAAGCGGATTGCTGTAAGCTCTACGGTAACGACCCTGATACTGCCGTTCGGGAATGTGCCGCTGACGAATTTGTGAATTATAAGGAGGTAAACAAAAATGGAATGGCTTGACGGCAACAAAATCCAGATTATCCCTCCCAAGCGTCCGAAGAAGCTGACTGGTACTCGCTTTGCCACTATCCTCGGTCTGAACCCGTGGTCTACGCCGTTCGAGATTTGGTGTGAAGTGACCCGCACCTATCAGAAGCCGTTCGAGGACACGATCTACACCATCGCTGGTAAGACCATCGAGCCTAAGCAGGCCGAGTACATGAAGCAGACCTACTTCATGAGCAATCTGGTCGCACCGACCGACATTTGGGGCAAAGACTACTTCCGTCAGACCTACGGCGACTTCTTCAAGGAAAGCCCCGTTCTCGGCGGGATGTGGGACTACTTGCTCTATAGCAAAGATGGTAAGCCCACCACCGTCCTCGAAATGAAGACTTCCAAGCGTGTCGAGGACTGGAAAGACGATATTCCTGAGTATTACGCTTTGCAGGCGGCGTTGTACGCTTACCTTCTCGGCGTGGACGAGGTTATCATGGTCGCTTCCTTCCTCGAACCCAAGGATTACGACAATCCTGAGAAGTTCGTGTGTAGCGGTGAGAATACCATCACTCGTCCCTTCAAGGTGTCTGAGCGGTATCCTGACTTCGAGAAGAAGTATGTGAAGCCTGCCTTGAAATGGTGGAAGGACTATGTGGAGAGCGGCATTTCCCCCGCCTTTGACGAGCGCAAGGACGCTGAAATCCTAAAAGCTCTCCGCACCAACAACCTGTCTCCTGAAACGGATATGGCGGCGCTGGTCAAGGAAGCCGAAGACCTGAAAGCCAAGCTGGACGCTCACGCTGCTGAGGTGGCTGAGGACGAGAAGCGGTATAAGGTCTTGACCGACATGATTAAGAAAGTCGCAATCGCTCAGTTCCGTGACGGTGACAAGAAGGTGTCTATCGCTGGTTCTGCCTATAATTGGGAAGTCAGCCGTACTTCCACCACGAAGATCGACAAGGACGCTATGAAAGCGGACGGTATTCTGGCAAAGTACACGACCACCGAGGACAGCTACCGCATTTCCCCAAAAATCATTAAGGAGGATTGACCTATGAAGTTTTCCAAGTTCGTGAAGTCCCTCGCCCCTGATGGCGGCGCTATCTATGAGTACATGGACGAACGCTGGCTTGCTTCCCCGTCCGTACTTATGCTCATTCCCGATGGTATCCGCAGCGTGACCGGGTACAGCAACGAGAAAATGCCTGACGGCATTGGTCGCCTGATTTCTCAGGTTGGTTGCACCGAGTACGCCACGCTGGTCAAGGCGGTCATGCCTGAGTCGGACGGCGCAATCAAGGATTGTGTCCGTATCTTCGCCACGCAGGACAGCACCATGACCCTTCCCATCACCAATGATGACTGGTCGTTGATCGAGAAGTCTGACTTCTGCGAAATTCTGTACGCTTACGATCTGGAAAGCGACAAGAGCGTACCGAAAGCCCTGCTGGTCAAGCAGTACGCCAAGTACCCCGATGACGAAGACCAGTTGGTCGGTATCATCTTCCCCTGCGAGTATGCAGAACAGCTCAATTTCCACACCATAAAAGAAGTATGAGCGTTTGTGGTGGTTGCCCCATCTATTACAATAAATATTTCGGTGTTTATTGTGGAGGTGGGTGCTTAGGTCAAAGCGATTGTGCCGAAAACCTAATAACTCTCGTTGCTAATATAGCAGACACTATTACAAGATCAAGAAAGGACGATAAAACAATGGCTAAAATCGGACTCACCGAGGGTTTCACCCTCATTCCCGAAGGTACTCATGTCTTTCAGATTACCGATGTGAAGTACAAGGAAGACTTCGGTAAGCTGGAAATCTATATGCAGACGCAGAACGGCAGTAAGCACATCGAGCGCTTCTCTCTGCTGAAATCCGATGGCTCTCCCAACGAGGGTGCATACAACGCTTTCAGCTACTTCGCCAAGACTGCGCTCGGTAACTTCGACCTGACCGAGATCGACCACACCGATCTGATTGGTCACTTCATCGAGTGCGATGTGGAACATGATGTTCAGGAAAACAAGAAGAAGCCCGGACAGAGCATTACCTTCGTCCGTTTGGCCGATAAGCGCCCCTCTGAGGGCTGGGGCGGCGCTGGCAATACGGTTACTACCCCCGCTGCTAAAACCGCTCCTGCGGCTTCTCAGACCGCTCCTCAGACCCCGTTGGATTTGGCAGCTCTCCTTGGCTGATACCGAGTGCGAGGGAGGGCTAATTTGAAAGGTTCTCCCTCGCCAATGGTATGTTGAAAACTATGTTGAAAGTGAGGATAAGCTACAATGGCAGAAGCCTATATTTGTTCGCTCTCCAAGGTTCAGCGTCATGCTGAAATCTGCAAAGAGATCAACAATCTCTATGAGCGCAAGAACCATGACTACGGTGACAGCTTCCACCAGACCTTCGTTGAAGAAGGAATGGCGATGGCTCGTATCCGGTTGGGAGATAAGTTTAGCCGCTTCAAAACCCTCTCCCGTAGCGGTGAGCAGAAGGTCAATGACGAGTCTATCCGTGACACCCTGATTGACCTCGCCAACTACGCCATTATGACGGTGCTGGAAATGGAGGTTGCGGAAGATGTTGCAGATTAAAACCATTCGGAATCGTCTGGACAATCCCACCCTCTTTGACGATGAAGTAAATGCGGCTCTGCGTGATGGGTGGACTCTGAAAAAGAGAACCGTTCTGCGGCCTATCGGCCAGTCCGAGTCCGTCTATATGCACACGATGTTGTATGCAGAGTTGGAGAAGGAGGTCGCTGACGATGACGCTGAATGATTATCAGAAAGCTGCCGAGCGTACCTCCGGCAACCTGACTTCATGGGATAAGGTTCGCAACGGCTGTTACGGTCTGAACGGTGAAGCCGGAGAGTGCATTGACATTCTGAAAAAGACCGAGTTTCAGGGTCATGCTTTCGACCCGATGAAGATGGTTGACGAGCTGGGCGATGTTCTCTGGTATGTCGCACAGTTGGCGACCGGCTTGGGTGTGACCCTCGAATATGTGGCACAGCACAATGTCGATAAGCTGCTGGCTCGTTACCCTGACGGGTTCGACAGCGAAAAGAGTATTCACAGAAAGGAGTACGAAAATGCCTGACTGCTTCTCAAAGTCCGAAGTGACTGATTTTCTGAACTTCATGAAGCTGCCTGACGGAACCTCTGTTGTTTCTGATGGCCTGATGGAGTACCTGATGGCCTACGGCTTCTTCACCGCCCCTGCTTCCACCAAGTACCACGGCAATTATGAGGGCGGTCTTCTGGAACACTCCTACATGGTCACGAAGTACCTCCTGACGCTGACTCAGGACAATCACCTGATCTGGCGTAAGTCTCGTTCTCCCTACATTGTGGGTATGTTCCATGACCTGTGCAAGATCGACCAGTACCGCCACCCGGTAACAGGCCACATTGAAGAATTTAATGGTGGGCGCACATCAATCTATGACGAACAGGCGTGGGAGTACAACCCCGACACCCTTCTGAAAGGCCACGGCGATAAGTCCGTCATGCTTCTCTCTCAGTTCTACACACTGACTGATGAAGAAATCATGTGTATCCGCTACCACATGGGCGCTTTCACCGACAAGTCTGAGTGGAACGATTACACCAGAGCAGTCAGTCAGTACCCGAATGTACTGTGGACGCACCAAGCCGATATGTTGGCAAGCCATGTTGCGGGGGTGTGAAGTATGTATATCCCAACGGTTTCTTTCGATTTCGATGGCGTAATTCATTCCTACCGAAGCGGCTGGAAGGGTGCCGCAGTTATCCCCGACCCTCCCGTAGAAGGAATTAAAGAGGTCATTGAACAACTCATAAGAGATGGTTTATGTGTAGTCATCTGTTCTTCTCGTGCGGAGTCCTTTGAGGGACAGACGGCGATTGCTGAATGGCTGAAACACTACGGGTTTCCAACGGTACAAATTCAAGCGAGAAAAGTTCCTTCCATCGTTCATGTCGATGACCGCACAATTTGTTTCAATGGTAGAGCCGACGAGCTCTACGAGCAGATTGTCAATTTCAAACCTTGGTATGAAAGGGAGTCTGAAAGTGAAAATCATTGAACCTTTTGTGGAGCTTATCAACGCTCCCGATTATAAGACCCTTCTGACCACCATCGAAGCCGCAGGGCGCACTTGCTATAAGTCCGAGGACAAAATCACGGACGGAAGCGCAGAGAAGTTCGTCCGGGGCATTATCAAGCGGGGTCACGAAGCTGTCATTGAGCATGGCTCTCTTACTGTTCGCTTCGTCTGCGACCGAGGCGTGAGCCATGAGATTGTCCGTCACCGTCTGGCGGCGTTCTGTCAGGAGTCCACTCGGTACTGCAATTACGGCAAGGAGGGCTTCGGCGGCGAGATCACTGTCATTCGTCCCTCGACCTTCGCCAAGACCGACTCGACCTACCACATCTGGAAGCGGTCGTGTGAACACGCTGAGGTCGCCTACTTCGATCTGCTGAATGAAGATTGTACCCCGCAGGAAGCCCGATCTGTCCTTCCGAACAGTCTTAAAACCGAGGTGGTCATGACCGCCGACCTCAGAGAATGGCGGCATTTCTGCCGTATGCGTTGCCCCGTAGCGGCTCACCCTGATATGCGGGTCGTTGCCAATATGCTCCTGACCCTGCTGAAACAGACCTATCCCGTCTTCTTCGAGGACATTGAGGTATGAGGATTAAGAAAGCTGGCGGCAAGGTGTTCGGTGCGGCCTTAACTGCCGCCGAGAAGAAAGCGATGGACATGGAAATCAATCGTCAGATCGTGGAAGCCGACAGGCGCTACGCCGATGACATTGACGCTATGGTGCTTTACACCCTCCATGTTCACCTTGGTTTCGGCAAGAAGCGCCTGCGGAAGTTCTATGACGCTTTCTCCGCCGAGCATGACCGCCTTATCCAGTATTATCAAATGCCGGACGATTACACATGGCTCTGCAAAGAAATGTTGAAGCGTATCGGCGTTGATGTTGAAGCATGGAACAAAGAAAGGAAAGAACCCGATGAAACTGAAAAGCATTGACGGCAAAGTGCCGTATATCATGGCTGCTGGAAAGGACTTCGTGAAAGATGAAATGTCGCTGGCGGCGGCAGAGCAGATTTGTTCCCGTGGAACACAGACTGCCAGCAAGCTCTTTCCTGATTTCCCCATCTGCATAGATGGCAAGTTCTATTTTGCTGGAACCTCGACAAAGCCCAAGTCCAGCAAGTCTAAGACCCCTTGCGGGGGCTGAGATTTTCAATCTTCCTGTGGTTCGTCACCATTGTCGCAGTCCTTTGTCTGAAATTACCCACGGTTGAGGTTGAAGAACCTTCTCCCGTTGTCGAGGTGGTAGAGGTAGTCACCCCTGAGCCAGAACCGGAGGTGACACCTCAGCCGTGGACAGACGAGGAAGTGATTGTACTGGCGAAAATGCTATGGGGAGAAGCCAGAGGGGTCAGCTCTGACGCTGAGAAAGCTGCTTGTGTGTGGTGTGCGCTCAACCGTGTCGATCACGGCTACGGCGACATTATAACGGTCGTGACTACACCCAAACAATTTGTAGGGTACAACGAAGAAAACCCGGTCGATGATGGTTTGATTACTCTCTGTATAGATGTACTGACCCGCTGGTATACAGAGAGAGAAGGTCAGGTTGAGGTCGGTCGTGTCCTCCCTGCGGACTACCTGTGGTTCTCTGGCGATGGTGAGAGAAACCACTTCCGCAACGCCTACCGTGGCGGTGATAGATGGGACTGGTCTTTACCGAGTCCGTATGAAAGCTGAGGTAAGCCTATGAGCTATTTGAATATACCCGCTGAACTCCGAGCGGAAAAGGCATGGGTCAATGTGTGGGACGGGTCAAAGGTTCCTATGCAGGCCACCGTGAGAAAGGCGGCTTCTTCCTCTAATCCTGATACATGGTCGAATTACATTGACGCTGAACACAATGTCCAGCACGGCTACTATGACGGTCTTGGCTATGTGTTTCACGATACAGGGGTTGTAGGTATCGACATTGACGATGGCTTTACTGATGGGCTTCTAAACCCGCTGGCGGCTGACATTATCGGTCATTGTCAGTCCTACACGGAAAAGTCCAGAAGCGGGAGAGGGGTTCATATTCTCGTTCGTGGTGAGCTGCCCTTCAAGGGCAAGAACAACCGTGCCGCCGTGGAGATTTACAAGAGCAATCGGTACTTCATCATGACCGGCGAGGTTTTGATCTTTTCCGAGATCATTGAAAACCAGTCAGCGATTGACTATGTGATCGAGAAGTATTTTCCCGACACGCCGAAGGAAAGTAGCTCAGGTACGGTCGCCCCTCAGCGTATCTATTCTCCCATCTATCGCCGCCCTGAAAACGGCAAGCTGCATTTGAAGCCTGAATACCCGCCTATCACACCGGGAAGCCGGAACCTCAGCCTGACTTCTCTGGCGGGTCAGCTCCATAACCAAGGATACACCAAAGCAGAGATTTACAAAGAGCTGTTATACGCCAATCAACAGGCTTGCAAGCCGCCGCTCCCTCAGTCCGAGGTCGAGTTGATTGTTAACAGCGTGACCAGATACAGGAGGTAATTATGAAACCTTATCAGCGTGGCGATGTTGTTGTCATTGATGTTCCCATGCTTGCCAACAGTCATATTCAGGCCGGTAAGCGTCCGTGGGTGGTTGTGCAAAACAATGTCGGCAATCAGTTTTCTTTCACCAGCATTGTCGTTCCCCTGACCACTAAAATCAAGCGGCTGGAATTGCCAACCCATGTGGCTGTCACTTGGGGTTCTTTACAGCCGAGCATGGTTGAGTGTGAACAGGTGCGTGTCGTAGATGTGTCCGATGACTGGGAGTACATCTGTACTCTGCCCCCTGAGATTATGCGTCATGTGGACACCGCTTTGAAGAACGCTTTCTTCTATGGGAGGGGTGTAGACAGTGGAGAGTGAGAAGAAAATCTGTCCGTTATCAATGAGTTGCCCCGAAGATATTCCCCTCTGTCCCTGCCAGAAACAGCGCTGTGCATGGTGGGACGAAGACTCTCAGGACTGCGCCGCTGTGGTGCTGGCGAGAGCGATGAAGAAAAGGAAGTGAACTCATGCTTTACAATTTCAACGGAACCCTTCTCAATGTCGCAGACATTGTGACTGTCTCAACCAGTAAAGGCCAACGAGCGGAATACCCCTTTGTTCTCACGGTTGCCATGAGAAACGGTCAGCAGTTTGCGGTCAGCTACCACAACGAAATCGACCGCATACGGGAAGTCAATGAGATCGCACGAGCCTTTGACCGCTCTGTGGTCAACCCCGTTACCCGCTACGAGGTTGAGTCCATCGTGGAGAAGTACATTAAGAAAGTCAGAGCCGACCTTCAACCCCTGAAAAAGTTCGCAAAGGAGAGTGCTGAAAATGGCTGATGAAATCACAACCGTCCCCGAAGAACAGGCTCTTTTCCAGCTCTCCAACGGTCGTTACATCATGGACGAAGCTCAGTCCAGAGTGATGTTTCAGATTAAAGAAGCACAGCCTGAGCATAGCCACCCGATCAGCGGCACAGGGTATTCATGGGACGAGTCCGGCATGGCGGAGCTGTTCTCCGAGTGCTACAAGAATGATACCCGCTACTGCCCCGAAGCGAAAAGCTGGTTCACCTACTCCGAGGGCGCATGGCGTAAGGACACGGGTTCTCTGCTGGTAGCGGAGAAGATCAAGGAGTTCTGCCGCCTGATGGCTCTCTACTGTGGCGAGATTGCCAACGAAGAACGCCGCACCGAGTACATGAAGTTCATCGTAAAGATGGGCGACCGGCGCTTCCGTGACCGGCTGATGAAGGACGCTGCCAGTGTGCTTCCTATCGCTTCGGCGGAGTTTGACGCAAACCCCTACCTTATCAACTGCAAGAACGGCACTTTCGACCTCGAAAAAATGGAGTTCCGGGAACATGACTGGAAAGACTTCCTGACTATGCAGACCAACTTCAACTACACCTTGCAGAACGCACGGTGCCGCCGCTGGAAGAAGTTTGTTGCGGAAGTCACTTGTAATGACGAAGACAAGGCTGATTATCTTCAAAAGGCGCTGGGGTACTCCATGCTGGGTATGGCGAACGAGGAATGTATGTTCATTCTCCACGGCAAGACCACTCGCAACGGTAAGTCCACCATGCTCTCGGCAATTCACCACCTTCTCGGTGACTATGCGTCCGTGTCCCCCGTGTCGATCATCTGCAAGGCGGAGCGCTCGAAGAACGCCGAAGCAGCGAACCCCATGCTGGCTTCCCTGAAAGGCAAGCGGTTCGTCACGATGGCAGAGAGCAACCAGTATGGCAAGCTGGACGAAGAAACGATCAAGCAGCTCACAGGCGGCGAGGAAATCAAGGCTCGGAACCTCTATGAGACTGCCACGACCTTCCTGCCGCAGTTCACCCTTTGGCTTTCCTGTAACGATCTTCCCACCGTCAGCGATAAGTCCCTGTTCGCTTCCGACCGTGTACGGGTCATTGAGTTTAACCGCCACTTCACCGAAGCGGAGCAGGACAAGAACCTGAAAAATGAGTTCCAGACACAGGAAGCTATGCAGGGCATTTTCGCTTGGCTGGTCGCCGGATACTTCAAGTACAAGCGGTTCGGTCTGAAAATGTCCCCCGCCATGCGGAAGGTAGTCAACCAGTACGAGCGTGACAACGATCTGTGCTTGCAGTTCCTCGAAGAACGCTGTGAGCAAGCTGAGGGGGTCAACACCCGCTCGAAGTCTCTGTTTGACGCATACAAGATTTGGTGCAAGTCCAACGGGTACTTTGCCTGTTCTGCTAAGCGGTTCAATGCTGACATGGAAACGCACCCTGAGTGGCACGGCGGCAAGGTCGTGTATCAGGGCTACCCCGTCTACAAGAACCTCAGACTGAAAGGAGCGTCCTAATGAACCGTTCATGCAATTCTATCCTCTGCCGCTTCGGTATCCACACAGCAGACCCGTATGTTCATATTCAGGTCAAGTGTCGTAATGGTTCTCACCGCTGGCAGAGCAATTATGAAATCTGTAAGCGGTGCGGCAAACGCCTGAGAAAAATCCGCATTGTAAAGGAGCGTCCGTGATGAAAATTACTCTTGATATTCCCGATGGCATTATTGCGGGGTTCTTCAATGGTGTAGAGGTCACGGCTCACGGTATGCAGTTGGTGTCCTATCAACTCAGCACTGACGATCTGAAAGATGGTAACACCGTAAAACTCCCTCGTGAACAGGAGGTGACAGTATGATTGCCACCAATGAAGAACTCGCCCTGCTGGAAAAGTGGAAGCGAAAACTCTGCTTGCAGGAGTGGCGGATAAAGCTATTGACCCACCTTCACCCCGAAGAAATGATGGTGCGTAATACCACAGGCTGTACCGAGTGGTCAGAAGCAATTAAGACCGCTCGTATTGAGATCATTAACCCTGCCTGCTACGGCGACCGCATTGTGCCGTTCGATTTTGAAAAGACGCTGGTACATGAGCTGCTACACCTGAAATTCTCCTTCTGGTGTCAGAACGAAGATGATGTTGGGGATAGAGTCATGCACCAGATGATTGACGATCTCGCAAGAGCTTTGACGGAAGGTGGCAGCGATGAAGACTGAATACTGCCCCGATTATGTGGGCGTTGCCTGCGTTGATGGCACTTGCCCTGTTGCCAACTATGAAGAATATGCCGAGCGGTGTATGCCTGTCATTTTCAGTTGCCGGAACTGCTTCTATTATAAGGGCTGTGAAGACTGTGCAATCTCTGACGATTGCGACCGAATGGAGGATAAACATGAGTAAAAAGTGTGTATGTGGCAATGAAATGACTCGTGAAGACTGGAAGCACGAGTGGGTCTGTCATCGTTGCGGACGAAAGCGGCCTATCCCACTACCCCCGATGTTCACCGTCTTCATGTGCCGTAAATGCGAACACCTTCTGTATGTCGAGGAAGACGAGGACTTTCCTCAGAAGCTCGGAAAAATCGCCGCAAAATCCTGTCCCTGTTGCGGAGAACAGGAAGAAGGTCTGTGGAGACTTCTCGGTCGAGCGGAAGGGTTCGAGGGAACTGTATTCACGGAGGAAAGCGATGAAGACTGAGAAAAAGAACCTCCGCCGTATTTCTATCGTAGTCACGGCACAGACCAATGGCAACCTTGAACGGCTGGCGGCGGTCTGCGGATACTCAGAGATTGGTCGGGTGGTTGACAAACTCACCCGTGAGAAGATGATCTCCCTCCACAACTTTGAAAGAAAGGAGAAGTACCATGAATGATGTAATGGAGCAAATCAAAACGCTTTCTGCCACCTTGGACGAGGAAACCACCCGCTTTCACCCTACCGGCAAACTGCTGTTGCTGGGTTCCTACGAGAGTGTATTTCTGAAAACGGTCAAGCGCAAGGCTGACCTGTTGGGTATTGACTGTGACCTCACTCAATACCCCTGCCCTCCGTACAAGGCCGTGGTAGTGGACAGAGAAACCGTCCCGTCTGACATTAAGCTCGCCGCCGAGGTTGACATTGACCACTCCTACTCACAGGGAATGTCCTCGGTGTCTCAGGCGACTTTGGCGCTCCTGCTGGCATTGGACTTGGTTCACGCTAAGGACATTACCATTGTAGGCAGGGGTCATGCCGTTCAGAACTTGGCAAAGTACCTCACCCTCGGTAACGCAACGGTGACAGTGGCGCACTCCAAAACCAAGAGTCTCTTGCAGGCCACAATGAACCGTGATGTGGTGATTTACGCCACGCCGACTATCACGAAGGACATTTCCTACAACACCCGTGATCTTGTCATCGACCTTGGAAACAGTGTTCCTCACCCTGACCGCTTCAACTGCCCCTATGTGAACAGGATTGGTCAGCTCACCGTGAGCGTGTTGCTTAACCGCTTTGCGAGAAAGGAGCATAGAGCATGAGTGACATTCTGACAATTATCGCCACCGTTGAATGGATTGTTGTAGGCTGTCTATTCTTATGGCGACTGCGCCACTGGAACCGCCGCTTTTCGGAACTCTATGACGAGCTGCGAAAGGAGATTGGTAATGACTAATCTGGAAGCGGTAATCGTGATAGCTATGGTGAAAAACAATTTGAATGTTACCGCCGTAGCTAATACCCTGCCCATGCAGCGTAATACTGTTCTTTATCACTTGGATAAAATCGAGCGAGAAACAAAATTAAATCCTCGGCACATTCATGATCTAATTGATCTTTTGGAAATTGCCTTGGAGGTGTTATAGAGTGGGTCTTGATATTGTAGTCATGGAACGCAAAGATGTTCGCTGCCCTCATTGTGGTGAGGTCATCAATACGGTAGATGTTTCCAGCACCGACAGCGGTGGTCGGCTCTGGTACGACTTTCTGGAAAAGCTCGGCTACTATGTTCCTTACGAGAGGCGAACCAAGGAGAACGACTGGTACGGCAAGGACATGGTTCTTGACAACGAGCAGGCAAAGCAGCTTGCAGACTACGCCGTGAAGAAAGAGGTCTACAACTGGGACGGCGTGGAGTGGATTGTGAGGGAAGCACTCGCCCACGGGAACAAGGTGGTCATCAACGCCGACTGGTAGTTAGGTGATAAAGGTGATAAAGGTGAGTGTTTTTGCAAAGACCTTTTTTCAAATTGGCGTGTTTTGAAAAATTGTTTTTCGTATTTTAGGTGAGTTAGGTGAGTAATCAGGCATAAATGCCTATAACTCTCTCTTATACGCGCGTATATAGAAATAGTTATAGGGAAATGCACCCGATTACTCACCTTTATCACCTTGGCGACTTTGAAAGGAGAAAACGACTATGGCAGATGAAATTGTAGAAAAGCGTGGTCGTGGCAGACCAAAGGGTACTGGCGGCAATAAGCGGCCTGACAGAAGTGACGCTCTGAGTGTTCACATGGAGCCGGGTGAAAATCGAAAATATATTGCCCACTCGTTGAGAATGTGGGATTGGGAGACACCTGACATGAAGGAGCCTGCACAGGTTAAGGAACGCATTGGTCAGTATCTTGAAATCTGTGCTGAGGACGATATGAAGCCAAGTGTAGCAGGAATGGCATTAGCTTTCGGAGTACACAGGAAAACATTGTGGGCATGGGCTAATGGTATTGATAGTGCCTATTTACCCCCCGCAAGCCGTGACCTCATAAAAAAAGCGTATCAATTTTTGAACGCACAAATGGAAGATTACGCACAGAACGGAAAGGTCAACCCTGTCACAGCGATCTTCCTCATGAAGAACCATTTCGGCTATGCGGATAAGCAGGAGGTCGTGTTGACACCTAACCAGCAGCTCGGAGATCAGGTTCCCGCCGAGGACTTGGAGAAGAAGTATCTCGAAGATGTGGTGGGTGCGTCCAGCGACTATGACTCGGAGGACTGAGCGACTTTTGCGACTATGGCTTACGACTATGCCGAGCGACTTTACGACTTTCGTCCGAACGACTTTGCGACTTTCCGGCGAGGGTCTGCGACTTTGACAGAGCTGCCGATCTCCCCACGGGGTCGGCGGCTTTTCCTTTCCCCGGCTGATCTGCGGCGGGTTCCACCGGGGCGGCGTGGGCGCTGCCGGGGTTCCGGCCTGATCGGGGCGGCGTTTTGGCCTTTATAATGTATAGTGCGAAAAAGTGTAGTTTTTTCAGACGGTTGCAAGCGTCAATAAAAAACTTGATAAAATATCAATAAAACGCTTGACAATCAATAAAACACTTGATATACTCTAATCATCAATAAAACACTTGATTGCACTTTGAAAATTAAATCCCCGTACATTTCCCCATGTAGGCCGGTGAAATAGGCTTTCAGCGTATCAAGGCCGAAAATGGGAAAACGAAACGGAATATATATTATGAAAGGCTGATTGCTATATGAAAAAGATTTTTGATTTACCCGTTTGCGGGTATGACCGGGCAAAAAGTTTTTACGGAAAGGCAAAAATCATTGAAACGGAAAACGGCGAAAAAGTTTTACAGTCCTACAATACTTTTGTTTGCCGTATCACGGCGGCGGGGCGGTTCGTTCGTATGTGGGGCGGTTATTCTGTTACTACAATGCGCCATGTAAATAGTTTTCTTTCATTCTATGATATGAATGGCGGCGGGAAATCGTGGTGGGATACGCAGCCAGTAGAAACGGAAAAGCCGAAAGCGGCGGATATGACCCCCGCCGAAAGTTTGAAAGCCATGTATAACCGCCGTGCAGCTAACAACATGAATTATTGAAAGGGGTGTATTAAATGAAATTCAAGACAACGCAAAAGGAAATCCGGGCGAATTACAATAAAATTATTTGCGTTCCCTATTGCGGTTTACAAAACCTTTTGAATTATGAAACTCCCGTTGCGTATACGGTACGCCGTGAGGGGTGGGCAGCTGATATTTACGATATGGGCGGCGGGGTTGCTATTGTAACAGGTTATGCCCCATTCGGAAATATTCGCCCGTCTTATGAATTGCGGGAACGGTACGAAACGCAAGCCGAAAAAATCCGCTATGATTATAGTCTTTCCTATGAACAACAGCGGGAAAGCCTGAAAAGCCTTGCAAGGGATTTTATAAAGGGGGTTTACAATCATGAATAAACGGGAATATTGCGAAAGCCGGGAAAGTATCGCCTATTACAGCGGCTTGAATGGGCTTGAAATCAAGGGTATTGAACACGGTGTTAACGATTATATTTACTGCGTTTCCGGGGCGTGGGGCGGCGGTAAAGCGTTTCACCGGTGCAAGATACAGTATACCCGCAACGGGGCGGCATTTTTCCGGGTGCATGGGTATAAAATTCCGCTTGATGAATGTATTAGAATGGGGGTTTAATTATGAATTACATTTTTAAAACAACGGCAACAATGAAAGAATACAACAATAAAAAGTGGTACATTGACGGCGGTATTGTTTCAGATATGCGCATAGATGCGGATAGCGTGGAAAATGCGCTTGAAATTTACCGGGAACGGGTGGAAGAAAAGCATTGTATCACCATTTCCAAAAATGCCATTAAAAACAAGTCGGAAATGTTCGTTGATCTATTAGACGGGGGCGCAAAACAAGTTGGCTATGTTATCACGGGCAAAACAGAGTTTGACAAGGGCGATTATACCGGATACAGCACACAGTATATTGATCTATGGGTAACAATTCTAACCGTTGTCGATACGGTATTTTAACGGGGGTGTAGGGCATGATATACGCAAGGAAAAAGCACGGCGGCGCAAGCTGCTATCTTGTATCCCCTGACACGGTACAAGCGTTTATACGCTATGAAACATGGGCGCAAGGGGTTGCAAATTGTTTTTGTAATATCACGGTAAAGCCATATAAAGGCCGCAAATATAACCCCGCTTTTGTTTGGGT